TTTAACACAAGGGCGCCTCATACTGAAGTTGTTAGCGAGTCTAAGATGGCGCAAACCAAAAAGGAAAGGTCTGTGACCCGCACTTTGGAGGCTGCTTTGTCCAAGTATTTCAAGACTCAGTTTAAAAATTCTTCGAAAGCTAATAAAGAGATTAGTGAAGAAGCCTCTAAAAATCTTGAACGCTCTAGAAAAGACTTGCAAACAGCCGAGGAAAAAGCACATTTAGCTGAGCTAAATGTCTTTAATGACCTGGCAGCTGCTGATCTTTTTGATAGCAAGTGGAATCAGCTTACTTGGCCCAATTGGGCTTCAGCTTTCAGAATTAGTTATTTTGAAAAGTTGTTTCCAGTTTTCTTAGAAACTTTGGATCCCTCCGGTGATGATGCAGATGCAATTGCGTCATATAATGAAGGTGGGGTCATTCACAATCTTGTGGCCCGTTTCTTTGAGTGGGCACAGGAAAATGACTTAACAGATGAAAATTTGGATGTCCCAGACATTCATCTTTAAATTCGCACTGATGAGTCTTGGGACGAAACACATTTATTTGTGTCTGCACTATTATAGTGTTTAGCAAATATTCAATGCTTGATTTCTTCGCTCCAATTGACCCTCAAGATCAAATAGCATTGTCCAATATTAGCCTAGTAAGCCAGGCTGAAATTTTTGGGCTGCAAAATCGTGTTTTCCTTTATGAACGTTCGTTACGAATTGTTCCATCTTGTTATGATTTCATCGACCCTTTAGCGTCTAGGGTTTTTGGCCTGTTTATTTTAATTTGCAAGGTCTCCCATGCTCCTGCTTTGGAGCTTGACTTGAAGCCTTTGCTTATAGAAAATGATCCAGATTGGTGTCTAGAAGTGCATAAGATGCTTGCCAGTGAAATCACTTGGCAAGCTATGCACTTTTATGACCACTTTGAGAGCTTTAAAGAGTTGAAACCATTTTCTCGTTGTGGCGACACTAAAGTTAATGTGTTGGCAAAATCTTTGAAATATCCATGTGGCACATTTTCAAATATTTCCCTTCTGCGTTTTGGTCACATTTCCTTGGGCGTTTCTCTGGAACATAAAGGGGATTTAATTGAGTGTGTTTTGGGCCATGATGAGTCCCTTTTTGGGATTTTTGCTAGCCTATTGTCTAAAAACAACTTGCCACTTGTTTGGTTGTATGATCGGCCACCAAATGTGCTCTGTGGAAAGTGTGGCATCTTCTCAAGTTTCCAGTAAGGCTGTGCTTCTGGTTGCCACACTTTCTAAAATGTTAAAGTGGTTGGTACTACTGGGACTGATGAGCCTAGTCGAAACACCGTCATATGTGTATCCCAGTGGGTGTATTTTATATATATTCTACTGGTGAACCAATGCCTCAACTCTCTTACGAAGAAGCACTCGAAAAATTAAATAATGAGCTTAAGTCCTCAGAGGATTTGGGCACGGTAATTCGTGCCATTTCTTCCATGGAGTTTATTTTTAATGGTGTTCCTTGTGTTTTTGGAATATCTACGTCTGCTTTTGTGGATGATGACACCACGACAAACGCTTTTGTCGTGACGCCTGTTAACAAGTTTGATGTCAACCCGACTGCCACAATTGTCTCTTTAAAAGCTGACGTTTTACGTCATCGATCTGAGTCGACATCTTGGCAATCTAAGTATGATAAAATTCTGTCTTCACGGAAAGTTTCTCCTGAGCAAATTAAAATTCAGGACTTCTTTAAGGAGTTTTCCGAAACTCTTGACAAGGATGATTTTGATAAAGCATCTTTTGTTTCTTCTGCTCAAAATATTTTTGACAAGAACGATGAGTTAGCACAGCTATTTTGGGCTTCTGTTTTTGAAATAGACCCTTCCAGTGCTAACTTTACTGTGGTCGCATCGAAAGTGGTGTCTGTTGTTAACCTTAAAGAGCCTTTTAAAAATAAGGCTTTTGACATGTTGTCGCAAATTTTGAATAAAGTCAGAGACAAGACTAGCACTGTCAAGCAAAAAGTGCCTGTTTGGTCTGGGAAATTAAAAGCCAAGATATCTCGCCCTTTTGAGGTACCTAAATTTTCTTGGGTTAAAAGAGACGCTTTGCCTGCATCTCGCGTTGGGCAACTTTTCTCGTTTTTGAAGTACAAAAGCCTCAAACTCAAGGAATTTTATGCCCCCCGGTCTAAAAACCGTTGGCAGCGTTTTATTAGCACGTTCAAAATTTTTGGCTCCCTTTGCCGTTCTAGCTTCAAATTGACCTCCTTCCTCTGGAGTAAGAAAAGATTTGAAAGTGCCATTGAGGCGGAAACTGATAGAGTCATACAATTCACGTATGCTGACATTAAAGCTGCGATTTCCCGTGACGATAACGGGAAGTCTTTTAACGTGCCACGGCCTGGAGAGGCTGTGGTTTTTGAAGTTCCTACTGAAGAGTAGGGACATGCTTTTATTCTAATTTATTTTAATACTTTAAACTAAAAGCAGTTCGGGGCCTGATGAGTGCTGC